TTGTCGTCGATTCCCTAGCCGCATTGATGGCTTTTCGAACGTTCTCAGGAGTACGTTCCTTGCCCGCCATAGCTCGCCGGAAAGCCGCCATACGGTTTACGTTCTCCGTTATATCGGCTACCTTCTCAAGCCCCTTAAACGGAGCTTTGAGCGTCGATAACGCGCCTTTTGCGATACCGGCAGGAGATAACGGCGCTTCTTTGCGGAGATTGAATACTGCACGATTAACTGGCCGATCCCCACGCAAAAGAGCCGAATATTCTCCTCCCGATCGGCGGAATTCCTCGGCAAGATTTTTCAGTCCAGGTATGCGTAAAACGTCTGCGAACGAGCTAATCATGGCATGTGGTAAATCAACAGCGATATGTTTAATGGCATTAGGCGACTGGATCGCGGCTTGTATTGTATCCGCCGTAAGGTTCTTGACGGCAAACATCGGAGCCAAAAGACCGGTTGCGCCTCGTTTCGTCGCGTTGGAAAGCATCTGAAGCGCTCCGAATACGATCCCGGCTTGATCCGATCCCATGCCCAATAAGGCTTTTACGGCTTCCGGGTTATGGACCTTGACGTATACGGGCCGACCGTTCACCATAGCCCGAACTATGTTTTCATCGCCTGTTTTTGCTGTCTGGAACAGAGATTTAAAATCATTATTCAACTGTTCCAAGAATTCTTCGGAACCACCTTCGCGCAAAGCGTCGTCCAAACTGCGGTAACTGGTAGATGGCTTCTTGACGATCTCAACAATACCGCGCATGCCTTCCGGGTCCTTTTGGATCGCCTTAACGATCTCCTGCATGGTCCGGTTGCGAAGCTCGGCGTTCTTCCAAGCATAAGCCTGTTCAATGGCCGATCGCACCGGGCTTACAATCTTACGCGTCGAACCTGTTGGCGAAACCTCTTTTATTGGTGCTCGTTGGCCGGAGAATGCCGAGCCACCACTTCCCCATTTGGGCTGCGCCAACTTCTCGCTTAAATCGAACTGTCGGCGCATTGCCGCATAATTCGGATTGGCTTCTCGCATGGCGTCCCGTGCTTCTTGTGTAATCAAGCCTTCCCGAACCCCGGAATCAAGCAAGTTTGTGTTGAATTCGTCCCACATTTGTCCGGCCTTCTGCAATCCCGGGTATCTCGATTCAAGCTTTGCAACGGCTTCTGCTGCTTTCTCAGGCGTCATTTTTAGCGCCTCATCATACACACGTTCACCACGCTTCATGCGGGTTATGCCATGGCGCAACACGAGATAATCATCGAATTTCTTGCCGAGGCCGCGGACTTCTTTCATGACATCATTCAAGCTCGATCCGATCACATTCCCCTGATTGTCGACGAACTTGTCGCGTACTAGCGTATTTGCGAGGTTGTTCGATCGCGCTGCGTCCTGCGCTGTATCATATGTCTGCCGGTTAATCGTTTTGAGTGGTGAGAGGAAGTCCACGACATTTTGATACATTGCACGCCCGGCTTGTTTGGTCTTTTCCAATGTGCCTTCAACATTGTTTTTCAGCGGATTATTGACGATCTGTTGTTCTGTCGTCACAATCCGATTGCTTTTCTTCGATCCGAATGGCGTGATGCCGACATTCTGTTCCCCGAAGAGGCGAGAAAACCAATCTTGCTTTGCCGGTTCATCTGCTGCATTCGTAAGAGGCTTGCGAACATCCGGTAACGACTCCGGATATACCCCGTAAGCTCGGTTTGTGGCGTCCGCAGCGACGCGCTGCTTGATGTTTGGCGTCTTCCCTTCCAACAGGTCCGGGAGGTTGAAACCACGCTCTTTCGCGGCTTTAACAGCTTCATCATAGACGCTTGTGGTAGTCCGTAGTTCCTCGGCCATTTCCTGCAATCCCTCGTACGGAACCTTGCGCACTTCGTTCAACGAGATATCCGCGCCTTGGCGTTTCAACCCCTGTTGTACGTATTTCGCCAGCTCGTTCGGATTCTCCATCGGAGGAGTCAGGCGTTGCTCTACGATCGGCTTGATCTGCTCCATAACCCGATTCAGCGTAACCTCGTTACTAGCCGGGGTAAGACGATTCGGTATACTGGCCGAACGAAGTAATCCCTCGACGGTTTCCTCCTGTGGCGTCTTCCCTTTCTCCGCGACGTTCTTGATGATCGGTCCAAGATAGCGCTCGATAGCGCTATTCGCCACTTGCTTTGCTGCTGCGCCTAGCGCCGGTCCGCCAGCACCAATTCCGACTCCCAACGCACCACCTAGTGCGCCCTCTGTGGCTGCTTCTCGCAAGTCACCGCTGCCCGTACCGAGCGATTGACCTATTCCCAAAGGTACGCCCGCCAAAGCCTCTGTGGTGGCTTCACGTGCTACTGTTCCACCCAATCCAGAACCGGCTCGAGTCAGGAACCGGTCGGCCACATTCCCAGCCGCACGATACAGGTTTCCGGCGTTCGGTCCAAGTGGTCCGCCTCCTCCCATGGGTAGGAAGGAAGCAGCCACGGCACCCAATGCCTTCTCTGCGCCTTGTGCCGGTTCTTGTCCGGTACGATCGAGGAAATCCTGCCGAGCGCTTGAACCCGGCACATTCTCGACATATCCACTTTCCGAACGTCGAATAGACGGCGCTGTCGGCGTTGCAAATTCCGCGATAACCTCGGATGGTCTGCCTACGATGTCAATAGCTTCTTGGGCAACGCGAGAAGGTGGCGCAGCCTTGAACAACCCAACCGTGTTTTGAGCAAAGCGCTGTAATAAGTTAGGTTCCGGCGGTTTCTCTGCTTGCTCTGCCGCAAATTGGCCGACCTTTTGACCGACCTCGGAACGAGTTACATCTATTGTTGGAGGCTTGACTTGTAATTCATTCTGAAACGATTCTTTAGTCGTTGGTTCGTACTTACTCCAATCAATACCGGAGGAACTTTTTTTCGGTTCATCTTTGACCCCATATTTGGACCAATCGATCGCCATGCTTTTCACCCCTCTTATTTAGGGCTTCCGTCGCTATTGAAATATAAATTGTACAATTGGTTATATCCATTGAGTCCTAATTGATTGATCAGTGTTTGCTTCTCATCGCGGAAAAATTGAACTCGTTTATCTGCCGGTATCCGGTCAAGGTTTGTAGTTACTTCCCCGACGAATTCATTATTTTGTTGAGTCTGTGATGGCGTTTGTTCTTTTGGTTTATTCGCTTGTTCCTTTTCAAAATCAAACCGTTCTCGCTGCAGACCCAACTGCGCGTTTGCTCTCGCATTATCCGCCGCGGCATTTGCAAATTGATTCGCTTGTGCTGCTTGATCCATCGCATAACTCAGGCCGAAGCGCCGGACGTCCTCGTCAAATTTTTGCTTATATTGCTCGTCTGCGATTTGGTCGCGGGCTTGTTTATATTCGAATTCTTGGTCATATCGTTGGTCCCCTACTTGATCACGGCCAACTTGATAGTCAAAGTTCCGTTGATCCGTCCTCGCTTGAAGCGTTGGCGCGCCCTGATAGTTCGCCACATTGCGAGCTGCGTCGGCGTAGTCGTTTTCGTAACCGGCCCCAACTTGATCCGCATTGATCCCGAAGCGCGATGATAGGGCATTACGGAGCGCATCGGCTTGCGAACGGAATCCGGCCATTTGATCGGCGGATACGTTTCCACCCTCGGCTTGTTGCTTCAGCGCAAGGATTTCGCCAAGGATGTTTCGGGCTTCGGGGTTCAGGTACGACCCGGTCAGTCCGGCTTCGGTCACCCCTTGGTTAAACGTCTGGTTCTCCCGGGCTAATCCCTGATTGAACGATTGATTCTGCTGTCCGCTCAACAACTGGCTGAGGGACGACAGGTTCCCGATTTGATCCTGACCAACGCCGTAATTATCAAGCATTGCCTGACGTTGCCTGTTTGCGTCGTCGTTATAGCGTTGGTATGCCTGCTGAATCAAACTTGGCAGGATATTCGTTTGTACGTCGCCTACGGCCCGTTGTTGGATCTGATTGGCCCGATCTACGGCTATGGATGAATTACCGATACCACGCGATCCCAAGCTAACCATCGCGTTGTTCTGCGCGGTCTTCGCGTTTTGCAAAGCCCCGGCGAGTGCAGATTGATATTGTTGATCCGTATTCGGGTTGTAACTAAACGGTTGTGGAGCTGTATACGTCGGCTGTGACGACGTTAGACGCGATGCCAAGGCGTTATTCACCTGCCCTATCTGAGATGTCGGAGAGGCGCTGCTGAATCCGCTAAGAGCCTGAGCGAGTGGCGTCGGTGAAGTCGATGTATTCGTTATCATCTCAGCTCGTGGCGAAATCATGTGCGGGTATTGGACTGTCGTCATTTGCTGATCTTTATTGGGACGTGGAGGTCCGTATGTTTGGGTTGCCATCTAATCACCCCTTGGTGGTAAATATAAAAGACGCCTTACTCGGCGTCCCTGTGAATTATTAACGAATCCCCAATATAGTGTTGAATTTGCACTACTCTTTTCTTATCGATTTCGCTACATGTCACCATCACTAACAAACACGAAATCAAAATAATCATTTCTTTCATCACTTCACCTCATTTAAACAAATCCTGAAATAACTCCGTTTGAGACAAACAAAGTCGATCCGGGTGGTATGGTTGCATTAATTCCAGTACCATTAGCCTTTGTAGCCAGTCCGGCATTGACGTATCCTTCTGTAGCTACGACTGCTCCATTAACCGTTACTGCTGTTGTTGCTTCAAATACTGGTGCAGTCACTTTTTCGTTAACCACTAGACCCTGAGAACTTCCGATCGTCATCGTAATAAATCCGCCTGCTGTTAAGGACATATCTCCAGATTGTAGTGAAATCCGCCCGGCTGTTCCTCCGGATGAATTGTTAAAAATGATTGCTTTCTCCCCTGTGCTTGACTCGTTCATGTATAGATTGTCTCCAATGTTAACATCAGAGGTTACATCGATATCTCCTCGAAACAAGGCGTTTCCATCCGTGTCAATTTCTACGGTGTTAATCGTTCCGTTGTTGACGATCATGCCGTTAGGATCGAATTGGATGTAAGCTGAACCGGATAGGTTGATTCTGAACGTCGCGTCGTTAATGGTTACATTTCCGTTTATGTCTACTGTGAAGGTGTTTTGCGAACCGTCAGATACTGTAATTCCGTTACCGTCGATCACGACATATGCTCCGCCGTTAAGGTTCGAACGGATCGTCACTTTACCGGCGTCGAGTGTTCCCGTATAAATCTTTTCCGCAGTCAGTCGGCGTATATTCAGTGAATCCAGTCCACCATTTAATTGGAATTCAATCGTATCAAAACCGGAACCAACAGCAGATCGTAACTTCTCGAGTGAGTCGTCATGACCAATTTTCGGCAATGGCTCAATCGCCATGGTATCCCTCCTTACACAATGGGTTTGGTGTCTTGGACGAGTGACAGTTCTTTCATTGTGATGACGCCTGTAAAGTCGTATTTGATCGTGGCAAAGTTTGTTCGATACAGCGATCCCGGCGCGATCCCGACGCGTTGGCTTTCGATTGTCGTCGTTGCATTGTACGTCTGTTGGATCGTGAACCCTGCTAATTGTTCCGGGTCCGTGCTGGCCGATACCGTGACAGAGCCACCGGATTCAATGTCCATGATGCTCCAACCTCGTTTGAATACGACCTTTTGGGAGTACGATGGAGCTCCGAAAACTTTGCTCATCCAATATCCCGTAATGGCTGAACCATTGTCCGTTGCAAGTCCTCCAACCTGTCGTACTTGTCCTTCTACACCACCGATGTACAGCGTGTTTTCTATGTTGGTCATGTTGAGTGGTGCAAAATTGCGCCATACACTCCATAACTGAAACTCTGTATTGTACTCAAGGATGACATTGGGTTCGGTAGCCCCATCTATGGGGAGACCCACGTAAAGCATCCGGCCATCGGTAGACGCGCAGCATTTGCTTATCGCCGCGCTATTAATCCGATCCACGAAGTTTTGAACGGGTTCGGAAAATGCTTTGTTAACGCTGGTACCACCGTCGTATTTGAATATCCCAGTACGGTGGACAAAATAAATTTCGCCGTTAATTGTCGTAATTGCCTGATTGGATACGGCGCCAATGGAGTCATCAATACGTTTCAACGTGAAGGCCTCGGCGTATGTTCCGAAGAGGTTGTATATCGAATCCGGTTTGAAAATGATAAGTCGATTCGGACCATTACGGATACCACTGATAACTTGGCCGTCAGATGATTCTACTTCTATAAACCCGGGATTCGAATCATCATCGGGATCCGGAGCACTCGTCCAGTTAGTACCCACTCGATGCTCAGAAAAGTGAAGCGTATTTTTTGCTGCGCCCCACAAGCGTTCACCATACGTCTCTATGAAGTTCAGTCCGCTTGGGGCATCGGTCAAGTTCTGTACCGTCGATCCGTCGTATCGCTTCACCGGATCCGTTCCGTTCGCACCAATGAGGTTAATGTCCGGGAATCCACCTTGGAAATTCGTGAATGAATAATTAGCGGACGTACTGAGCGATCCACCGCCCGTTACAGCGCTCCATGAGCCTCCGCTGTACTTGTACCATTGCCCGTTAGATACGGCGTTTAATTCGCTGTTTTTCCAAGCGTACAGGCCCAACACTCGAGCAGCCAAAGCCGAGCCGAGCACAGAAAATCCCGGCCTCGTTTTGATGACCGGGAAATCGGATGTTGTCATATTGGAGATATCTGCAGCGAAAGTCGGATCGATGGACATGGGGTCAAGCCGGTTGACTCCGCGAAACTGTCTGATCGTGAAAGTCGGGTTCGGATTAGACTGGCGTAATTCCAACGGCGGGTATTGAATTAATCGCCTCATGCCGTCTCACGTCCTTGGTAATTTTGCGCCGCAATGTTAAGGGCTTGGCGATACTGTTGCCCGTAATTGGACGATTGCTCCATGTCGTTCTGTGCCTCCGCGATGTACTGGCATAAGCCCAATACGTAAATGTAATGGTACTCAGGTGGAGCATCGGGCGTCTGCGCAGTTGATGTAAGGTTAGTCGTTGCTGAGCGATGGTATCTTACCAATCCCTGTACACTAGAGCTTGATGGAGCCGAGGACAGCGTGAGCACTTTTGACGAATCGTTGAACGTGAACCAGTTGTGTCCCGGCTGCACGTCTTGATAGTTCAGAGAATCGTATTTCAGACGACCTAAGATAACCTTATCCATGTTCTTTTCGCGTAGTTCCGTTCCCGATAGGGTGTATGTTTTCTGACCCGATACGGACGTAAAGAACACGGATTGGGGGATTTTCACGACATTAAAAAAGTCCTGGTTGATGTTATTCAACCAAGACACTTGCGTCGCCGTTCCGTATTCGTTTTGGATCATGCTTAAGGCTTCATCTATGATTTGTTGCAGAGTTAAGGCCACGCTCTCACCTCATTTCAAAAGTAAAAAGCACCCCCGACCAGTTTAGAAAAAACTGCGGTGATGCTTCATTTTTTTATGATGATGTTCAAAAGATGATGTTTGCCATTTGCTTTTTCGCTTTAAGATTCGTCTCATTATTCGGTGATACCAATAGGCGAGAATATGATGTACCTTCATGTATCAACCTCATTTCAGAAACTCTCATTTTGTTAAAACTACGTCATCCAAATGCACTGCCAATCCTTTCTCTTTACTTCTCCTCAGCTTATCTTTAATCATACGTGCGAACTTCTGTTCAATCAGTTTGTAAGAAAAGTGCGAGACTATGATTGATCCGATAATCGATGCACTGGCATACAACATGAAAAGCAACGGTTCACTATTTATTAGCGGTTTTAGATATAGAACCACTTTTTCTATCGGGAACATTACCATCGTGTGCCAGAGGTACAGACTATAACTCATGTTCCCTAAATATTGCATCACCTTTGTGCGCAAAATGCCAGAAGATAGCCCCTGTTCGTTTGCCACAGTAGAGAAAAACAAGAGACCGAGAATCATTGAAACGTAAATGTTTTGTGGTGAATAAAGCATAAATGTCACGATCAAAAAAATAACTCCATTAAAGTAAAACATTTTGCGGGATGCAAGTATTTTTAGTTGTTCTTTATATAGATAAACTGCAATTCCTACTACAAAAAATAGCGCCGCCGGGTGGAAGTAGACCATACACGCTCCCATAATAACGGGTATCAACAGGAGGGCACGTTTGCCACCTTGCTTTCTGATGAAGAAGAAAAATAAACTCATTACCAAATAAAAAGCAGCTTCATAACTCAACGACCACGCTACCAATTGTGCGATTGGTAAGTCAAATACCCCAGGAAGGAATAATAAATTCGAGAAAAAATGAACAAAGTATCCGCCTACACTTAAATCAGCAAGCCATTTGTAATTAATAACTGGCCCTATTGCAAAAATAATTAGGTGGAGCACAAGAAATACCGGGTAAATCCTAATAACTCGATCAACAGCGAAATCACCTATGCTATTGTGCCGTTTTAAACTTTGAAAGATTAGATATCCGCTTATTGCGAAAAACAGGTTCACCGCCAGTGATCCCAAATTAACTAGACTTGGCAGATAGTCGGCTATCAAAATACCCTCATGTACTGAACCGGTGTAAATATGATAAACCACTACGGCAACTGCCAGCAATCCCCTCAAACCAGTGATAGTATCGTTTCTCATCAAACACGCACCTTGGAAGCTTTTTAAATTTCCATTACAGTTTATGACAATACTTCGATTAAGGCAAGCCAGTATTTACTCTTTATAGTGATATTTATCCAATAACGCATCGATAGAAAGATTATAGTCACTCGGCAATATTTCAAACAGTAAGGCTCCATCTATAGACATTGACAAGTTTTCCCCACTGAATCTTAGATTGCTAATAGTTGCCCCATCAAACCCTGTAAATTTAACTCCGGTCCTTTGCCAAATATTTAAGTTAGTTGTTTTGATGGCTTGATTGACCAAGGTCCCTCCCGTATTTCCGCTCAATTCGAACACGTAAACAGTAGGGTTACCGTATGCAGTAGAGGTGTAGGTATGGAGATAAAAGTATGCTGCATAAAGGTAATATCGATCTTTTTGAATGAACGAATTGTCGTAATCTCGTTGTACCGATCCTCCAGTTCCGAAGGTGACTTTTTGGGATTTTAATCCATACACTTTATCGTCTGAGTTTAGCGACTTAGTGAAAGACCCTCCGCCAACAATGGACCACCCGTCGGCAGCTCCGTCACCGTTTGTATCTATTTCAAAATTTCCGGCCTTCTCCAATATGTTCCTAGCCAAATACTGCATTAACTCGTTATTGAAACGAGTCAGCGAAGTTATCCCGCAGCGTATACCGTTATTGGTTATTTTCGACGGATTAATGGTTTCACTGTTGAAACTGATGTCTTGACACGTTGAATCAATGATTAAATCTGTCGTTTGCCTACCCACAACATCCGTAAATACCAAGCTCCCTGTGATATTACTGGAACCTTTATCTATAAGCATCCCTATACCTGGTCCGGTTATTCCGTTACTGTCGAACTGGCCATTAAAAATGTTGTTATGGCTATCACTAATTTTGGCCCCTACGTAGTAGCTGGATTGAATATCAAAATTCACGAACTGGCAGTTATTTGCTGTGTTTAAAATTAAATTTGCCCCATCTGATGGGTAAGGGAAAGGGTTATCGTTCGTCATACCACCATTGTCTAGTTTAAAATTCACGTACTTGTTAGCACTGCCTCCAATAATCATATCAGCTAATTTACAACCTGAAATATAAAAATTGGAAAAAATATTATCTGTTGACCAGTTTTTAAAACCATATCCATCACATTCGAATATCTGAATGTTTCGGACATTAACCACCCAATTGTGGAATTTGCTGTTTAGGTTTAGCCCGTTGTTACGCCCATTGATTATTTGTAGGTTATTTAAGACTAACCCTACGCTAGATAAATCATAGCCAGGTTCGACTTCGACCAAAAGCAAATCGAGAGAATCATATAATTCCGGAACCTCTCTACGAAAATAAGGGTTATTTGCTTTATTTCCATCAATGGTCAAGTTGGTTATGGATGAATGAAGTGCATTCTGCATTTTGATAAATCCGGAATTTGAACCATCTTTTAATTTGAGAATCGTCCTACCGACACCATCCCCGTATATGTGCATATCAGCTGTAAGTAGGAGTGGCCCACAAATGTACGTTCCTTGCGTTAATCGGACAACACCCTTAGTATCTAACAGGTTTTGGATATTCGCAGTATCATCAACGCCATTCGGGAGATACGGCATGACTTCTTCTTGAATTTCCTCAATCTCCGGATACATGTATCCCGGCTTGAGCCGGAATCCGCCGCGCTGGTATGCATTATCCGTGATTGTTGCTACAGTACCATTCGAATCCGTTGTAACCGTCGCAACCTGGACATAGTCCACATCAACCGTTCCGGATGGATGGGACGTTCCGAATGTATATTTACCGTCTTTGAAATCAAGATAATACGTCGCGTTTGGTATACTCACTTTTAAACTTGTGGCTTCATGGACTACAAAGTCATTGTCCAAATTAACGTGGATCTCGGTAATATCGATGTAATTGCTACGTAGTACATTTTTGGTGACAACGCCACCATCGACAACGTAGTTTACGAGGAAGTAGCCAACGTCTTCGAACGATTTAATTCGTTCATTGTTTAGATATGTGGACTTTACTTGGGTTGAAATTTGTTGCGAATTTGTCGATCCATACCTGCTATTACCGTACATGTCACCACCCCGTTACACTTATGATTTGTTGAGGAATCGGATCTATTTGGCTTACTCTGAATTGGTTGAGCAATTCCATATATCGACCCATGTATTCGTTGCGCTTCTGGCCGTCCACGATGTCGGCTACGACGCCGTACACAAGCAACATGTGATATTCTTCGTTAAGTTCAGGAATAGCGTCGATGGTGTTAATATCGAGGTCAGACGGTAAGTATCGGCGGATAACTTGCAGACCTTCCGTGTAGTCCGCTGTTGGTGTAGGCCATATGCCGATCGTGTCGCGTAGAAGGTAATAGTACGGGGATTTTGAATACTCCCCGACTCGCCCTTTTCGCAACGACCGTCGATGTCCATTCGTGATCCCATCCCATGGACCATTGAAAAATTCGTTGTATATCACGACTTCTTGAATGTCTTGCCATGGGAATGTTAGCGGGTATTGTGCTTGACCGGTGAGAATGTCCCATGTACTTAGGTCCGAATCTTTCACGTACAGACGGAATAATTGATTTTGCAGGTTGTTTACCTTTCGTGCGACCGATTCATCCGTGAGTGTATGTCCTGTTCTTTCTGCAATATCATCCAATATTTCACGAAGATACATCGATGTTCACCTCAATATCCCGCGATGATGCCGGTTGCTGTCGTTCCTGTGCTTAATACACGACTGACACTGATCGGATGGAATACTGATGCCGAAATACCAGTGAAGGTCACTTCGGTACCATCCAGCATTTCAACGGCCAAATCCCCCGAGACAGAAACGAAAATAGCTTTCGTCGCTGGCAGATAGTCTGTATCGCTTGGCGTCACATTCAGCGCCCGGGTAATCACCTGAAACTCTATTGTTCTCGACATTTAGCTGACCCCTTTCAAATGCTTTCTGATGTCTTCCGTTCCCCATTTATGCCAACCTTGCGGGTTGTTCGATAATGTTGCCATACGTTTCAATAGTTCGGGCCTTTTGAGCGCGTCCAGATCGTTTGTAGACGTCTCTTTATGTTCATCGGGTATTTGGGTGTCCCGGTCGTTTTCGTTCGTGATATGCCGTAATAGGCGGTTCTGCTCGCATAGTTCGTCATAGATCATAAGGAGCAATTGCCGATCGATTGAATTCAAGTTCTTTGCAATTTCCTCACGAGAATATCTCATCACTGAACACCTCCATAAAAATAAAGAGGAGCCCGTGACGGCCCCTCATGTATTAAGCATCTGTTGTTACTCGAGCAATTTCAGCCCCGGTTGAGTTGATACGGACAATCGCGGTTTTCGTGGCCGCAATCGTTACTGCCGTTCCCCCGGCCACTTTGATATTTGCCGCCAAGGCAGCATCGCCATTGACAACAATGTACAGTTTATCCTTCAGTGTTGCAGCTACGGCTGCCGGTATGATGATGCTGTTCGAAGCGTGTCCCGTGGATACTGCCAAAATTCCGTTAACGGCTTCTGTAGCCGTCAATGTCCGGTCTGCAGCGAGCGAGAGGCTCGTTAAGGCCCCCGTCTGCATCGTCACCAGTCCATCAATATTCATGCCTGTATAACCTTGAATTTGCGTCGACATCAAGCGTCCCTCCTTAGCTCAGTACGGTGCCAAGGCCCGGATCGACCTTTGCGATTGCGCGCCAGTTGTTACCGGCAGCACCCCACCGGCAACGACCTTTCCAGATGTTGTTGTCCGTGTTTTCGTCGATGTACGATTTAACCGTCAATGGAATGCGTTCCAGCCACACCAACCCGGCATAGTTTTGATTGTATGTGCTGTCCATGATGTACCAGCTGTCCGTGCCAGATGTGATTCCGGATGTGTTAGCCAGGTACGGGGACATGATAACGTTCCAGCGACCGAATTGATACGAGAACGAGTTGTTCGCCGTTCCCGGGATTCCTTCGGCTCCGATCGCATCGAACACCAGCTTTTTGATGCGTGCATTTGCTGGGATAACGATCGTATCCGGCATGATGTTCAGGAGGTTGCCGTCGTCGTCCTTGAACTTCTGCATGGCTTCCTCGACCAAGCAAAGCGCGTCATAGGAGAATGCATTGCCGAAGTAGTTCGACTGTTGCAAACCAGTCCCGAGCGTCTTGGATGGGTGGTCCGTAGCGAACAGCGCCTTTCCGTCTGCAACGCGGATATCGAACACTTTTTGATTCGTGCCGAATGTAAGGGTGGTTGCTTGCCCACTGTTCAGCAACGAGGAAGCGAACTTTTCCCGACCACGATTGTATGATGTGGCAAAGATGCCGGCCCGTTGCGTCGACTTACCGACCTTCTGGTCCTCAATCATTTGTTGCGTGATCTCGAACGAGTTTTTCCATTCCTCCGGCTCAACGACCTTGCTGAAACCTTCTTGGAAGGAATTTCGCGGATACGCCCCACCTTCGCCCACGGCTTCGAAGTCACCGAGCGACGTTTCGTAAGTGTACTTTTCCGCGAAATTGTTCGTTTCGTCCTTCATGAACACGTTATCGATGATGCTATGGGCTTCGAATGCCTCGATTTGTTGTTCCAGGAACATTTTGATCGGCTCTTGACTCTTGCCATAGGCCGAGTTATTGACGTTGGATGCTTTCGAAAATACGATACCAGCCATCTGTTTATCCCCTTTCTAGGATAAACATGGGGGAGTGACGGGAGTATACCCCGTCGTGAGTCCCTCCCATGTTAATTAGTGTTTGAAGTAGCCTCGTACTCGGGAGGTTGTGGTTGCTCCGTCCGTGCCGGAGATCAAGAACACGCCACTGGTCGTTGTTGCTGTAACGCCCGTAGCAGCAGTCGAAAGCGTCACTTTCGAACCGACCAATGTTGCCGCGACCGTAGCCGTCGACATGCATTCCCATTCGCGTTCATCGTCCACACGAACAACCGGCAATGGGGTAATGCTCGTTGCTTCGGCTGCTTGTGTACGCAATGCGATGAATTCCGGCGTTGCCGTTGCTCCTACTTTGGTAAGGCGTCCGCTCGTCTGCACGAATCCTTCGCCCATTTCAGCGGCTTCATTGTCAGTCAACAGGTAATACTCGAACGGATCCGAAGCGCCGTCGAGCGATTTAACAGGCGTAAATCCTGCCATGTATGATCATCCTTTCACGCTCTTTTTGTAATGATCTCGCATTTGGTCTTCCGTGAGTTGCTTTCCTTTCGGGAGACGTCTGTTAACCTCCCGGTACTGGCGCATTACATCATCGGGAACAACAAATACCTCTCCGGCGTCTCCATTGCTTCCCGGCTTGAGGTGGTCCTTACTCTTGATTTTGTTGCGTGCTGCTTGTTCAGCTGCGGCCACTCGTTTCGCAATGATGTCATTCTGATTCGCCAACTCATACGCATCCTTAAGCGAATACCCGCGTTGTACTCGCTTTACGATTTCTTCGCTATTTGGCAGTTTCAGAATGTCATCGATGCTCGCCAGTTTGACGTCTGGATAGGCCGTATTCAGCGTATTGATCTCGCGTTGAATCTCGGCTTCCTCTTGCGTCTGACGGGCTTTTACGACGTCTGGATGGCCTTCCAATTCGTCACGAATGGCCTTCTTCATCTCGTCGTAATCCAAGCCTTTATCGGCGTATGTTTCGCGCTTACGCTGTTCCTCGAGCGACATCTGATAGTCTTCCATCGTATTGATGCCGAGGTGACCGTAGTTCGTCTTGGCCCAGTCGTCTTGCTCCTTGATTTTGCGTTCGGCTTGCTCCGCCTTACGGCGCATTTCCGCGAACGCTCTATCTTTCTCGAAGTCCCGTTGTGGTGGTTCTTCCTCTTGTTCCGGGTCAGCGACTTCCGGAGTTTCTTCGCTTTCCTCGGCTTCCTCTTGGGGCTTATCCGAGTCAAAGGATTCCCATTCCACATCTGCCGGTTCTTCTGGTTCGTTGTCGCCGTCTTCAGCGAACAATTGAAGGTTAAGTTTCAGAGGGAGTTTGGCGACTTCTCCCGCGTTTGCGCCATGTATAGGGTGATTCATTGCATTGCCTCCTTGGGATTTTTGCGCGTCCCCATGCGATTTACTTGCTACCACGTGCGCGAAGATCGCCGCCTTTAACGACTTCTGGCTTTGCTGATTTCGCGGGCGTGTTCGGGGCTTTGACGTATTGTGCCGATGCACCTGTTACCTTGATTTGTCCTTGCGATCCATTCGGACGGTTCGTTCCTGCCATGTTGGTTGCCTCCCTTCTAACTCGTAAACTGGACATGATAAAGGCCCGTTGGATTCTCACCAAGGGCCTGTTAGGCAGCTCCACTTTCCAGTTGAGCACGTATAGCGATCTGTTCATCCTGCGGCAAAGCATTGAACATCTGTTGCTGCTCAGGTGACAGATTCATATACTCGTTGTCGAAGCTTGCCTGTGGTGGCTGGTTTCCTTGTGCGGCCATTGCCGCCTGTTTAGCTTGAATTTTCATCTGCTCCCTCTGCATTTGAGCTTCCATCTGTTGCTTTTGCTCGATCTGAGCTTTGATCTGCTTCGCCATCGGGAAGTTCAGGTATTCCAAAATGGTCCAGTATTGCAGCTGATCGATCGCACCAGCAGCAAGCATTTCCTTGACCTGGTTATACATGAATATAGGATCCTTGGGAAGTCCGCTGCCAACGTCCGACGAGAACAGGAAATCCGTGTTGTAGTAGAATTCCCCGTTCGCGTCCATCATCAGGAATTTGTATTTATCGAACTCGGCATATCGCGTATTCCCGTATTCATCCTTCGCGGTGTACGGCCTCGGCTCGTCGTAGAATGCAAGCATGAGTTGGAACATTAGCTCAAATAGCTCTTTGAACGCTGCATTCTTATTGAATTGCTTAGACTGTAACCGTCCGGACGCTTGTTGAACCTGAATCTGCTTGGCTACCCCGGACTTTGCGCTCGGGTCTTCCTTGCCCTGAAACGAATCCGTTATGCCGAGCATCGACTGAGCTTGTTTGTAGATGACATCGAGGTATTGGACATCCTGCGAAATGTCCGCCTTTAGATCAAGCGTCTTAATCAATGCCAGATGCTGTGCCGATCCTTTAATGGACTGATACACAGCGTCGGTTATCTGAGTCGTCATTTCATCATGCATAACTACGACACTGCCGGCCTTGATAACCTTTTCCTCCGTCTTCGTCAGCACCTTCTTAATCGTGTCCTGATGATCGCGAATAACATCGAGGTCCGACTGCCCACCCAAACTGAAGTTTTTCGGCACGTTACGCCTGATGACAAATGGGTAAGAATCCGGGATGTACAATGGTATGGCCGTACCAGCCGGTATAATCATGGGTGCTTCCTGCCCACTCATCGGGTCAATCTCCAAGCTTCCTATTGGCTGATCCTGTACCAGAATTTCTTCTGTCATAATCTCGCCAGTCTCTGGGTCTCGCCGGTAATAATACTTCGGCAAATCCTCCAACTCGGTATCGTTGATCCATACGTATTTGCAGATATCCCCGTCTTCATCCTTGTACCACGCCGTACATTCGGTAAGCGAGTGCTCCTCGGCGCTTGTATTGCCCTGCTGCGATACGCCGTACAGGTTCGTATTCTCCGGGTATTGTTCTGACTGGAATCCCAAGTCCACTTTGTACCGGCGCTTGATATATTCGCGAGTTACTTTACATAATACGAAAAAGTAATCCATGTTCTTGAGACGAAACACGCCAGGTTGTGGGATGAACTGTTTCGGATGCCTGCTGTAAAGCTCCATATCGCCCGTATACAGGTGATGATGGTAATCGTTATTCCAGCATAGTTCCATGATGCTGTATCCCTGTACCGGTGTTATACGCTCGTTCACGTCGGTTACTTCCTCGGTGTCCATCTGTTTCAACTTATCCGCGATACTGTCCTCGATCATGTGCGCCTGTTCTTCGTATCCTTCGCGGACGCTCTTGACGCTCGGTTGCGGTATCTGCGTGTTCACCTGAGTCTCGATAAACTCGAATACGATGTTATATACCGTGTTGGCAAGCTTACTCGGTCGCTGCGCCGTATTGATGTTCGAATCAACGCCATGTGATCCGAGATAGATGTATTCGCGTTGGTCCATCACATCGACGCTGAATTCGGTTTGGGATCGGGCAAGCGCCTTCTTCCAGCGTTGGAGTTTAGTTTCCTTCGCATCTGTTTCGGCCACTTCATCGAGCGTATCTTTCACTTTGTTCACCACCTTCTTGAACGGCTTGAGCAAATCGACCATATCGCTATGCCCCTTTCACCAATCCCCATTTTTTAGCAAGGTATTGCTTCATGTCTGGTGAAGCTCGGTTGTAATCTTCTTGTAAGTCCTGCGGCAGCTTCGATATGTCGACTTTCCACGACTTTTCAACCGAACTTGTTTGCTGATGTCGTATTGCCAGTGTGATAGCCAGCGATATGACAAGGTCATCATTTTTCCCTGACATCGCTTCTGGACGCCCTTGTTTATTTCGAATAAATGTGAGCATTTCTTTCAGCGTAGGGATGTGGTTGATGAGGTGAATATTCTCACGCACAAATTCGACCAAGTCGGATATGATCGCATTTCTATTCGCCATACCAGTTAGCCATCCGAACACCATTTTTATATCTTTGCTGATTGTGTGAATGTCCTGGCGCAGATACAACTTCGGGTACCTGAGACGTTCAAGATTGATTACAATGCCCGGGTTGAAGTTCACTTCCGGACCCAACAATGCCCAATTGTAGTACTGGCCGAATTTGTACAATTCCTCGGCATATAAGTCGACGTCCATGTGCCCATGTAATACAGCGACTTGCTCCAAAGTAACGTTGTCAGTCATATGGGAGGCATCATAGTCCCCATTCTCTACGCCTTGGGCGACGTCATTTCCGCTGACATATGGACGGTCTTTTTCAGGATGTTTGAACACGGTTATAAATCCCGATTCGTCAGGCACGAAGGTTAGCTTCCTATCGTCTCCGAGATACTTCAGATGTCCTCTTGTGCCAATTGGATTCTTCTCCAGATGGCGAATTCGTTGGATAACAACCTCGTTGTTAAATACCGGCGTGCCGGTCGTTAAGAACGATTCTTCCGGGCAACAAGGGTATTCTTGTTTGAATAGCTGTTCGTCTCCGTTAAGCTTGTCTTTGATCGTATTGCGCCGCCATTGCAGCTGATCATCATCGAGGGCGTATATCTCTTTAATCTGCTTCTCGTATTCCGTTAGTTCGAAACCTGTGTATTTTGCCCGATACCTTGGATTTTCGAACCACGCAACGAACAATGGGACAAAGTTGTTATTACCTCGCTCTGCGTTATCCCACAATTCCTGAAAGTAGTTCATGCCCTTCGCCGTGCTTTCAACAATGACGATCGCGCCAAAGTCCGGCACCGACTGCATGATCGATGTCATGGTTTCTTCTGGCTTATCCCATTTTGCAAGCTCCGATATATGCAAGTAATTGATCGTGTACGATGACCCTGCGTTTAGGTTTTTGGCCGTCTCAACCAGAAACTTGTTTTGAAGGCCGGGGTCGTTTTCCTTGCTGATTGGCAGCGCATCGTTGAACCGTGGGTTCTCAAACAGAATGCCTTTTCCTCTGCTCGGCCTTCGCTTCGGTTTGATCGGCTGCGGCAAATACTTATAGAACCGGTCTGACATATCGTTTATTGTCACTGCCGAATCTTCGTCAAACGAGACGATCATAGCGACTTTGTTGAATCCAAAGTTCAGGTCATGAAAAAAAACGCCCTCTGTGGCTGTGCTAAAGCCAAGCTGACGCGCTTTTAGGATAATGATATATAATGTCGGTCGCTTCGATTCATCGGGTTCCGACGCTTTCCAATCCTCAATGATCTTAAGCAACCGATCCTGCGCTTCGTTCGTTTCGAATGGAACAATCTGAGCATCCTTGTTCCTGATTTTTAAGCAACTTTTGAAGTATAGACGATAGTCGTCGACCAACTCTCGTAGCACGCTCATTTTTGAATCAACCCTCGAAGTTGGTCTTCGAAACTCAATCCTACATCAGCCGTCTTTCCACCAGTCATCAATGCATGTTTGTCATACAAAGTTCCATAGTACGTGCTGATATGTGATAACGGCACATCGACATCGCCTTTCTTCGCCTTCTTCACAATGTCATGCCCAAGCTCCAGCGCATCCGTCATGTTTTCCCAAAGCTTATCAATCATCTGCAACTTTTTCTGTTCTCGAAGATTCTCGAACTTTTCTTCTTCTTCGGGAAATTCTTCGATTTCCTTTGCGATCTTATCGACACTTGCCCAAGACACCTTAAGCTTCTTTGCGATCTCATTTTTATTATCGCTAAGGACAAGGTGAGCGCGAATCTGCTCTTTCAACTCGTCCGTCAGCTTCTGCCCTTGCTTAGCCATATCCATTCACCACCTATTCAACAATTTCGATTCCAATCAGTTTGATCTCATCACCACATTCCATATCCGGGAACGATTCGTCGCATTGATCTTGGATAAACAAGGACTTGTTGCAATCGCACCCGAAATTACCTTCGGTCCACATAAATTCAGCGCCTTGCAAGTCGTCGTATTCGCATTTATCAGGAATGAAGGAGTATCGGTTATCCTCATGCTCGAGAGTCACTTTTACTTTCATCCCTGCACCACCTGTTCGTTATAAAGTTTATTAGACCCGTGGGAAGAGCTCATTCTTGTTCTCTATTGCGTTCAAACTTCTCTTCGAGTCGATCCCAAAATGTGTTCATATCGACTAAACCAACGCCGGGTTTCGATACCTCGATGCCCACAATGGTAAATAGCCGCCGCCATTCCTCAACTGTTTTCTTGTGATACAGCTTCCATTCTTCTTGCTCATTCTGAAACCATGATAATTTTTCTTGCGTATCCTTTTGGTTTATGACCCATTCAACTTGATCCTTTGTCAGTTCCATCTTGAATGTCTCTTCTTCCATCATCTTCACCCCCAAACGCCCGCTTGATCTGCTCTATCCGTTCCTCCGGATTCTCTACCTCGCCTCGGTCAATCCGTTCCTGAAGCTTCGCTAGTGCTATTTGCATGGCTCTACGTCTGTATATGTCTCTTTTCATTGGTTCTCCTAATCAAAAAGAGCGAATACGATGTACGCTCTATAGCGTAGTTACGTATCGCTCTCTCTTGGGTACGCCGGGAGCTCCCCGATCAACTTCCCCATGATCTAATATTATCATGATTAGGGCGCAAGATGTGCGCAAGAAATGTACAAAATCTATATACGGCTCGCGCTGATTCGGTCGGATCGATGCAAACCCGATACCGCCAACATAGGCGCATTATCAAGGTATTCGTCGATATTGTGGATGTCTGGCACTTCAACAAACGCCAGAGCATTCGCCAACGAATTTAACGCTTTCTTGTGCAGGTATGTTACCTTCCGTTCGCTCATATGGAACTTATCTGCGATCTGATGAATGTACAGTGTATTCCGTTCCAGGTACTTGTATTCGATCACCTTTTGCTCGTCATCCGACAACACTTCCCGGACAGCTCCGTCGATCATGGATACGATCCGCGAATACCGTTCGAAGTCCCATTGGTTCACGGTTATCGTTCGGTCCGAGTTGACGAACGGGATGATTCGAAATCCAAAGTTGAGAGCTTCCGACTCCCCGTTCTTCACGGCGTATTTGTAGCTGCGATAATTCTTCAGCAGTTCCGTTACTTTATCTCGGTTCACGGACTTCCACCTCCCCGAATCGCTGTTTATACTTTACCAGTTCATCGAAATACTGCTTCTTTTGTGCAACAAGCGTCTCAATCATGCTTACCATAGAGTCCTCTAAAGTCATTTCTCCGGTTTTGTGGTGCATCATATATACGTGGACGATTGGCTCATGCAGCGACAGTTCCCTAAGTCGGCTCATGTTCATTTGGTTTCACCTCGCTATCCCCCAAAGTATTTGTCTTTCCCCCTTAGGAGACCCGGAATCGGCCTCCGGGACTCTGCCCCTAAGCGTGTTCGGTCGGATCGATGGCCTAACGGCCAATGATTTACTTTAGCAGTTCTAAAATCCGTTCAACGACGTCTGGGTGAAGAATGGTGCATTGGGCTTGAATCGTTTTTTCTTGTTCTCCGATCGCCTGTTTAAAATCAATTTTGTTTTCTTTTTGAGCCAACCGAATTATGTCAACCGTCATTTTATCCTCAAAATATTTATCGATATCGCCTTTTGATCGAAAACTTTGTTCGTGCGAAATAATTTGACGAGAGAACAATGTATTCTTGTCGAGAAGCTTCTTTATTTCCTCGTACTTATCCATTACGCCACTTGCCCCGCATCCGTATCCGAAACCGGACGTTCGAAACGTTGCTCCAACTTCTTCACCCGTTTTTCGAGCGCTTCGAGTTCTGCTCTAAGTACCTCCGCATCGTATTCGCTGCTTCCCGTATCTCCGCTCTCTCCGTCTCTGTCCTCGGTATCCGCTGTCGATTGCTCCATTTCGCTGCTGACGCCAGGAAACTGCTGCTCCGTTACGACTATCGGGAGCTCCGGACCGGGAATAACCAGTGGAATAACTGCATCAGCGGCTGCTTTTTGCGCTTGTTCGAGCCGAAACTGCTGCACCTCATCGCCGGTTGCGATCTTCATGCTCTTGGTCCTGAGATACGATACCGTTTCCGTCGTTCCGTCCAGGTGAACCACCGTAAATTGCGAACGTTTAAAGTCGATCGGCTCGATCGATTGGACCTTAATGTATGCCGATTCGATTTGTTCGATGTACTTTTGACGTTGCTGCTCCAAGCTTTCCATACTCGGTGCCGGTGCGCCGGATGCCATGTGACTCCGAATTTTTTCTACTTGCTCGAGTGCTTCTTCTTTTTCCCTGACTGCTGCATCCCGTTTCGTCTCGGCGTCGTCAGCCCGGTCCGTTTCCGTTTTGGCGAACCTTGCGATTTCCTCGTTCTTCTCCTGAAGCTCCCGGTTCTGGCGCTGGCTCTGTAGCAGTTCTTCTTCCAGTCCGCTAATGCGATCGAAGTACGGGTTCAAGTACCGAACAAAGGCCATTTGTACTTCCACGTTCAGGATTCCGTATTCGGCGTCGCCGGTGCAGAGTTCCCGCATTGAGAAGCGTTCGCCCCCGATTTCAACAGTCAGGTTGTCGAGGATATTCGCTACTTCCACGTTCGCCCGGTCCTTCATGCTCGCCGTGCTCAATTCGATCTGCTGCGCCTGTTTCAACTCGGATTCCGTTTTGTCGATCTCGGTTTGAATCGCGTCGATCTTGCTTTGATTCCGTGGGCTTTGTGCCTCCCAGTATTTCAGTTGATCCTTCAATTGCTCCAGACGCTCGTTCAATGTTTGCATGGTTAACCTCCAAAGTTTTATTGTTGCCGAACAATCGAACTATTACCTTAAATTATAGCATACTTTTGATGGAATTGATAGCTGAAATCCCTTATGTATCAAGGGTTTCCGGACTTTTTATTCCTCGGCCATGTCACCTTTACGGGGGCGTTTTTGTCGCATTTCGGGACCGTCGTATCGATGCTGTACGTCTTCGGTGGGTCGCTCGTACCGGACAATCGTTTCAGCCATTTGAACATCGTTTCACCCCCTTTGATAGAGTGCTAGGCTCTTATAAGCCGTT